AAAGGTGATGGTGATGTAATAGATGAAGCAGTGCCCTGTGTTCCAGGATTAAATGCACTAGGACCACCTGAACCAGCAGCTCCGCCACCGCCAATTGTAAATTTATATTCTTGATCTTTAACTAAAGAAAGACCTGAACTATATCTAAATCCACCTGCACCACCACCAGCACCACCTGCACCACCTCCACCGCCACCTGCGATTATTAAAAATTCTCCTGTTACAGCAAAACTTGGTTTAAAATTAGCAGTAGATGTAAATTCATGAACAGCGTTTGTACCATCTATTGTTTGCGTACCACCTGTTGTATTTGTAGCCGCATTTGAGGTTACTGAAATATTCAAAGTATCTAATCCTACAGGATATTGATAACCTTTCGGCCGACTTATATTTCTTTTAGAGAATAAAGTGAAATTTCCATATTGATCAGCCATACATTTTTCCTTTATGTTTCATATAACCTTGTTTCATTTTTCTTTTTTGGTCAGAGTGTTTACCTGCACCAGATTTAGGAGCATTTAGATGCACTAAATTTCTTTGTTTAATTTCTTTTTTAAAATCTTTTAACTTCTTCATTTCTTATTCATCCAAGCAGTAACACCCATAAATGCACCAGCAACACCAGCAGCCGCAATAAAATAAGTTGGAGCCATAGTTGCAAGTAGATCAGCCGATTTGGTTAAACCTATAAGTTCACAAAACATGATACAAGCAGGATAACTTATCATACCAACTAAAGCATACCATGCCATCATTCTTTGATGCTTCTGCCTTCTATTAGCTCTTTCAATATCTTCAATCTCTTTAATATCATTTATCTCATCATCAGTTATTTCACCATCATCATCAATATCATATTTGTCTAATACTGATCCTGGTTGTAATCTTTTTCCTTTTGTTGCTTTAGTCTTTACCATTTAAATACTCTCCGTGTGAACTAACATATTTACCCTTGAAAAGCTGGAGCATTCATTATAAATTCTATTGACCACCATAGGAACCATACTGCTAATATTATAGCTGTGCCTCCGATTACTGAATGTTTAATTATACTGATAAACTTTTTTCTTCTTCTTAACTGATCGTAGACTTGCCTTTCTCTTTCGGCTTTAATCTGGCGCCTTTTAAAAATAAATTCCTTATATCCATCAGCTCCTAAATGTTGTAAAGCTCCCCAATAAAACATATGTTTAATTTCTTTCTCCATTTCCTGCAACTTCTGTTTTGCAATTATATGATCAAATGCTTCAGAAGTTGCCGATTTAGCAAAACCTATTTTTTCAAATAAACCAGGTTTTTTCTCTGTTTCATTTTGACTCATATGCTCATGTACATCTGCTACATGACCAGCCCATTTACTTAACTGGTTATAAACATTTTGTACATCTTGCCCTAGTTGAACCGCCTTCTTAACTCCATTGAAAGCCGCTCCGGCCAGCGCTAGAGCTGATACTGGATCTATCATGTTTGCCTCTCAAAAAATAATTTAGGTCATTTATTATTAACCCATGACAAACACTTCTGCCCAACCATCGCTGATATTTATGTTAATATTTTTTCTATATACCTAATATGAGTTTAAATATGAACAAAACAAAAAGGCAAACTTCAGATAAAGTGACCGAAAAGAAGTTAGATAATCTTTTGAATTGGTACATGGGTCAAAAATCTGCTAAAGCAGCTCAACGGCAGATTATACGGCATATGAAAAAGAAACACAAGGTTAATGCTTCCGAACAGGCGAAAGCTATACCAGTTAGATTTGGTTATATTTGTATAATGCTTGATGATAAGATAGAACTATCAGAGAGTTTAAAAGAGTTTTATGATGAGAATGTAAAAACTCTATTACAACTAATTAAAGATAATCCTGTAGCTGAACCTGATAAGCCAAAAATTACTATTCAAGATCGTTTAAGTATGAAGGCAGATGAATGTATTGCCGAATTAGAATATCAAGTTGATGAGGTGATGAACTCTGATTTTAAAGCAAAACCATGTCCTTTAGAGATTCTTAAAAAATTTAACATGAAACCTGTACATACTAGGTTTATAAAAAAATGGGCTGAAATAGAAAAAGAAGAATGGGAAAAAGCCTCAACAGGTGAAGATAAAGATTTAACTGAGGCATATGGATCAACTAAATCAAAACTGAAGAAAATGGTTGCCTATTATAATTCGGTAATAGACGATTGTTCTAAGGTTAAAAGCTTGACAAATAAAAAACAAGGTGTTAGGATAAAAATATTATGATTATATTTGACTACAACCAAGTTGCCATCTCTAATTTGATGGAACAAATAGGATTCTCTAAAACAGAAGTTGAAGAGGGTCTTGTCCGACACATGATATTGAACACTATCAGAACTTATGTGAAGAAGTTTAAAAAAACACATGGGTCTAATATTATAATAGCTTGTGATAATAGAAACTACTGGCGTAAAGAAATATTCCCTAATTACAAAGCATCAAGAAAGAAAATGAGGGAAACTTCTGGTCACGATTGGAATAAAATATTTGAATGTCTGAATAAGATTCGTGATGAATTGAAAGAACATTCACCATACAAAGTGATAGAAATTGATACTTGTGAGGCTGATGATATTATAGCTACTATTGCTACGAAGTATTCAGCTAACGAAAAAGTATTGATACTATCAAGCGATAAAGATTTTGCACAATTACAAAAGTTTAAGAATGTTGAACAATACTCACCAATCTTAAAAAAACATATCAAAGAAGATTTACCTAAACTACAATTGAAACAACTAATTATTCGTGGTGATAAAAGTGATGGTATACCTAATATTATGTCGCCTGATGATGTATTTGTAACGGGTGGTCGTCAAAAGCCAATTACAAACAAAAAGATCATAAACTGGTTGAATCAAGACCCTAAAGATTTTTGTAGTGATGAAATGTATCGTAACTATGTAAGAAATGAAACTCTAATAGATTTATCAAAAATACCTGAAAGTTTAAAGGAAGAAATACTACATAGTTATGACACTATAAAAGGTAAGACTAAACAGGTGTTTATGAATTACATGATTAACAAACGACTCAAGAATTTACTTGAGGTTATAGACGAGTTTTAATATGAGCGCTGAAAAATTATATTCCGAAGTATTTGAAGATTTTGATAAATGTACTACTAAAGAGGAAAGATTAGACCTACTTAGAAAATATGGTGATAAATCTTTTATAACTTTTTTACAAATGGCTTTTAATCCAGAGATCCTATTTGATAAAGAAGCCTTTCCTCGTAATTATAGACCTGCGTTAGAACCAGCTGGTTTAAATTACACATATTTAAATCTAGAAGTATCAAAATTGTATAGATTCATTAAGAATCACCCATCAAAGGCTGCAGGACTTACAACAGAAAAACAGACAAAATTATTGGGTGTTATGCTAGAAGCTTTGCACGCTGATGAAGCTAGGCTTCTTGTACACTTATTTGAAAAAGATTTAAAAGTAAAATACCTTACTAAAAAACTTGTGAAAGAGGCATTCCCTCAAATAAACTTATGAAAATAGTCGTAGTGTCTGGCAAATTTGATCCAGTAGATGCTGGTCATATGGCCTTATTAGAAGGTGCTTCAGAGTTAGGTAACTATGTAATTGTGGGACTAAACTCAGATGAAGCTGTAAAAAATGACAAAGGTTTTGTCTATCAAAGCTATGATGAACGAGAAAAAGTTTTAAGAGGTATTAAATATGTAAATGGTGTAAATTTTTTTGATGATATAGATCAATGGCCAATTACAGATTTATTATTAAAAGTAAGACAATGGTATCCTAGTGATGAGATTATATATGCTAGTGGTTGTCAAAAAGGAGATATGAAGGATTATTCTCCTGATACTATTCTAAGTGCTGGTATACAAGATGTAAAATTTGAGTATGATGTTGGTAGTGATGTTAAAAAAAGAAATTCAAATAAAAGAACCCTTAGTTATGAATCATGGTGTAGATTATGTAAAGGTATAGGAGTGATGATTTAATGAAAGTAGCTATAGTAACACCAACAATAGGACAAGATTGTTTGACAAAATGTTTACTCTCTGTTCAAAATCAATCATATGAAGATATAGTACATTATGTTTTTATAGATGGTGAAGAATATGGGTGTGATGTTAGAAATCAACTAGACCTAAAAACTGGTTCTGGGACTTTAAAACCGTTTGAAGATAAAAAAATACCAATTAAGACAGTTACTTTAGAAGAGAATGTTGGTAAAGGCTGGTATGGGCATAGAGTGTATTCTGCCTGTTCTTTTCTTGTAAATGCTGATTTAATATGTTATCTTGATGAAGATAATTGGTTTGAACCAGATCATGTAAAACGATTAGTGGAGAAGATAAAAAATGGAGCAGATTGGGCGTACTCATTACGAAAAATTTATGACCAAAATGAAAAGTTTATATGCGAGGACAATTGCGAATCGCTTGGTAAATGGCCTGTATATTTTGATGATAAGGTACACCACATTGATACCTCATCTTTTATTGTTAAGCGTGATATTGCTACTTGCATTGGTCATGCTTGGTACGGACAATGGGGTGCAGATAGACAATTTTTCCACAATTTAAAATTACAATACCCAAACTTTGAGTGTACAAATAAACACACACTATGTTATCGTTTAGATAATAATACGGGTAAAGGTGATTCAAATCCTAATTCAGTTAGTAAAGACTTTTTTGAAAAAGGTAATGCTGAAAATAAAAAGAAATATAAGGGTGAGTATCCTTGGGAAAAAGAAGTTAAAACATTAGCTCATATAGGACCTCAAATAACAATTATTGAGTAATATTAATGTCGTTATGGAAATTTAAAAATAATATGCAAATTGATTTCACAGAATTAAATAATGTTTTTGTGCTTACACCTCCACTTATATTTCAAGATTTTAGAGGACACAATATAGAATCTTGGAATAAAAAAGTATATGAAGATAGTATAGTGAGAAAGGATTGGGTTGTTGATAGTATAAGCTCATCAAGAAAACACGTTTTGCGTGGTATTCATGGTGATGATTATACAACTAAACTTGTTTCATGTTTATACGGTACTATTTACCTTGTTGTTATAAACAATGATCCAGAATCTACACAATACAAACAATGGATTTCTGTTACACTATCAGATTCAAACAAAAAACAAGTTCTAATACCACCTAAATTTGGCAATGGTCATGTTGTCATGTCTGATCATGCTGTGTTTAGTTATAAGTTAGATGCTTATCATAATTTTAGAGATCAATTTACAATTGGTTGGAATGATGAAGAAGCTCACAACATTTGGTGGCCAGTTAAAAATCCAATTACTTCACTTAGGGACGCATGAGAGTTTTAGTTACAGGTGGTGCAGGTTATCTTGGTCAACACATAGCAAAAGAATTAAACAAAGCTGGTCATTTCGTTATATGTTTAGATAAGAAAGATACAGACTGTAAATACTATCATAGAAAGGTCATTCAAGACCTCAGTAAAGAACCTAGAGAGTTAATACCAATTTTACAATCTGGTATTGATACTGTTTTTCATTTAGCCGGTCGAATAGAAATTAGTGAATCGTATGATCAACTCATACCATTTTGGGAAGATAATGTTGCCGGCACTATACAGTTAATTAAGTTTATGAATGTATTTGGTGTAAAAAATATAGTTTATTCATCAAGTGCTGGTGTCTACAAGGCAAAAGATAGACCTCTGAAAGAAACTGATGATATAGCATTTAATAATCCATATGCAAACACCAAAATAGCAGTTGAGAGCCTTATTCGTGATTCTCGATTGAATCATGTAATATTTCGATTTTTCAATCTTGCTGGTGCCGATCCAGATGGTGAGATGGGTGAGTGTCACGATCCAGAAACTCATCTAATACCAGTAGTTTTTGAGAAAATAAATAACTTTGTGATAAACGGAGATACTTATAATACAAATGATGGCACCTGTGTTCGTGACTATGTTCATGTAACTGACATAGCAAAAGCTCATCTAAATGCTAGAGATTACCTTAATAAAGGTGGAAAGTCTGATACTTTTAATTTAGGGTTTGGTGCTGGGTATTCTATAAGAGAAATTATAGCACTAATTAGAGATTATTGTTCACTTGATATAAAATACACAATAGGTGAAAAGAGAAAAGGTGACCCATCAAGTTTGGTTGCAGATATTAGTAAAGCACAAGAAGTGTTGAATTATCGTGCAGATTATGATATTGTTGAAATAATACGAACAGCATATGATTGGCACAAAAATGGTAAAAGATAATGAAGATGATATTGAAAAAAAACTATTTGCAAGAAATATCTACTTCTTAAACGGAGATATAACAGCTGACTCAGCAAATCAACTAATACGTTGGTTAATTTACCACAATACAGATACAAAAACAAAAAAAGAATTGACAATATACATTAGCTCGGATGGTGGTAGTTTGATTGATTCTTTTGGTGTTATTGATATGATGAATACTTCCCCACACTCAATCAAAACCGTAGCTATTAGTTCAGCTTGTTCAGCGGCTTTTTATATGCTCATATCGGGAACAAAAGGGCAAAGATTTACAGGACCATTAACAACTTTAATGTGTCATGAATTTTCAAATGAAGTTAATGCAAAATATCACGATATAAAATCATGGGCAATAGAAAATGAAAGTATAAAAGAAAGAACATTCAAAATTTTAGAAAACGCAGGAGTAGATAAAGCTTTAATAAAAAGAAAATTTCTAGTGCCTAGCGATTTCTATTTAACGCCTCAAAAGGCGATTGATTATGGAGTTATAGATCACATTTTAGAAAGGTAGAAATGTACAGTCAGAAAATTTTGAAATCTAAAAAAACTAAACTTACAAAAAAATCTAAAGGTATGAAACATGAAAAAGTGAAACATCACGACAAGTCAACTTACAAAAACTTTAAATTAGAAATGGAGGAAACAGGAGAATGAATACGGTATCCAATAAAACACAGGCCTATCAAAGAATACAGGAGATTTATGGTCAGATTGCAACATCTAGGTCTGGCGTTAGTGCCTTAGAACACGAACTCCAACAATTACAAAAAATGAAATTTGACGAAAATGGTCAAATAATTGAATCAAATCAGACCCTCCTCAAAGGGTAATGTTGCAAAAATACAACATAAATTAGCTGTTGACATTTGATCAATATGCCTATAAAATGGTTTTAACAGTTGAGATAGTTCTAAAAGATTATAAGTCTTAAATCAAGCATATCAAGTCAGATAAATCGAAATGGTAGTTAGGTAGAAACATAGTAGTAACAACTGTTTGAGATAAAAAGTTGTCGGCGGAGGACGAAAAATCTCCTTCTTGAGAGGCCAAGACAATACCTAACTACGAAACCTTTTTTTTGTTTGTTGGAGTAGTAATACAAGTTGAATTTACAGTTGAGCGGGATTGCGTGAGGCTCAGCATTCTTAGCCTTGGTGAGCCTCCAACAAACATTTTATTTTTTATTATGAATTTGCGGTGTAGAGAAGTAGCAACTCACTTGGCTCATAACCAAGAGATCGCAGGTGCAAATCCTGCCACCGCTACCAATTTTGGAGTTTTAATGGGTTACTTTCACACAGGTCAAAGATGGTCTAAAAAGACTAGAAAAATGTTATTAAAAAACAAGACTAAAAAAGTCAAACTAATAGCTCGTAAATCTCCTACTGATACATCAATCTGCCCTCCTAGGCAGACTTACAGACCACCTTCCCTAAATTCTGGTGCAGGCGTGGCTGTTAAAAAAGACAATCAAGTTTATACTGGTAGTAACATGAAAGGCATTGGTACGTTGCATAAAAGCAACGCTGTGCCTATATTTACTGATGAGGAAGCTAAAGATCAAGCAAACATGAGAAGATAATGCTTGACAATTCGGCAGTATACCTGCATTATAGAAGAATACATTATAACTATGAGGAAATATAGATGTCTAAGATTAAATACAAACCGTATCAAAAACTATTGATTTTGTTTTTCAATAATAAAGACGAAAAAGGTAGAGCTAAAGTTACAGTAGATGAAATAGATTCTACTATGGCTGATCAGATCCATATGTATAGATTATCAACATACATTTGGCATATCAAAACAAATGTGAATGGTGTTGTACGAAGCATTCGTGGTGATACACCAGAAACAAAACGTAAGGTTGTTTCTTATGAATTGTGTAATGTGAATGAGGTAGCAGACAGACTCAAAGTAATGGGTATTGTGGATGCTAGTCAAACTTTTATTGACGTACCAGCAACCACAAATAAAAAGTTTCGTCCTAAAAAAGTTAAGAAATTGACTGATTTAAATGCTCAATTATCTGAAGCTTTAAAAACTGATGAAACAGTAGAAAAAGTAGAAGAGAGGGTTATATAATGAAATTAGCCTCTCTTGTTCTTGCTATGTCTATAGCTACAAGTGCTTTTGCTCTTGATCCTAATTATCCAATGGCAAAGTCTAAAAGCTCTATTGAAGGTCAAGGCACCTATCATTTTGGGCCTGAAACTTCAGAGAACTTGGCTTGTTCATTGGCAGAAGAAAGAGCAAAAGAAGCCGCCATTTTAAAGAAAGTTGGTGAGATAGTAGAATTGATGGAAATACAAACTTGCCGTAATGAGAATTGTGAAACATCAAGAGAATTTGCTAACACTTTAACTGGTGCAATAAGAAAAATAATCTCAAGAAAAATTGAAAAGATTATAGAACAAGGCCAATCATCTTGTATTGTTACAATTCAAGCTGAAGTTGATAAAGTAAGAAATCAAACGGTCTTTTATATACAAAATGAGTCTTTTCAATTTAAAAACAATGAGAACATTCAATTTGTAGGTGTTGCAAATAGAAAAGGTAAAGTTATTGTTTTCCATCAATCTGATACTGTTTATACAAAGTTTTATGAAACTACTGTAAACAAAGTAGGTAGTCAATTTAAGATACCTAATAACGGTAAGAAGATAATCGCAAAATTACCTGAAGGTAAAGATTTATCTAAAGAGAGATTGATGTTTTTGTTTTTAGAGGTTGACATTCCGGTAAAACAGGTATATACTCATAATGAGATACAGAAGTTCGTTGAAAATGTACCTGTATTACAAAGGCGTGTTGTTTATCATTCAACTCAAATTGTGAGATAATTATGAAATTTATTATGATATTATTGTGTTCATTGACTCTAGTTGGTTGTGGCACATTAGGTGGTGCAGTAGATGGTGCTGGCGATGATTTAAATGCAGCTGGTAAATACATTAAAAATATTGGAAAAGGCGACAAATGAACAAGAAACTATTAATTCTTCCCCTAGTTTTAGCTCTCGCTTCTGGTTGTAGTTCAATGAAGTACGATACCGGTTTTGAGTTTAAGGCACCTGAATTTGGTGGTGGTGATCAAGGCGATCAAGTAAACTATCCAGATTGGTATGAGAAACTTGAAGCTGATGATGATAACTTGTATTCAGTTGCTACTGAATTTTCAAATGATTTTCAGTTTGCTGTTGACAAAGCTATGTTGTCAGCTAAACGTGAGTTAGCATCAAACTTTTCGTCCCATGTTGAAGCAATGATGAAAGATTTTACATCAGAGCTTGGTGATGTAGATGTTTCAACTGCTAACGATATAAACAGGACTACAAAGTTGGTCGTATCAAGAGTTAATCTTGTTGGTGTTCAGCGTTCTGATTTTAAAGTTGTACATGAAAAAGCTGGTTATCGTGCTTTTGTAAAGCTTAAGTATAATTCTTCTTTATCGAATAAACTTATACTTCAGCAAATCAATCGTAACAAAAAACTCAAGGCTAAACTTGAAAGCACCGAAAAGTTTAAAGAACTTGAAGAATCAGTTGAAAACATTAATAATGGAGAAGTTACATAAAATGAACATATTTTATTTACACAAAGATCCTCAAGAATGTGCTATATTACATTGTGACAAGCACGTTGTAAAAATGATTATAGAATATGCTCAACTTTTATCGACAACTCACCGTGTTTTAGATGGTGAGTTGTTTTTCGATAAAGCTAAAAATGGTCGTAAGTTAAGAAGATTTAAATTACCTGATGAAAGAGATCAAAAATTAATGTTGGCTGTTCATGAAAATCACCCATCAAATATTTGGTTGCGAAAGTCATGGGAAAATTATATATGGCTCTGGACAATGTGGTATCACTTAAATAGAGAATATACATATAGATATGGTAAAATACATTCTTGTATGAGATTATTGATGGACTTATTACAGGCACCAAAGAATATACCAAATGGTAAATTTACACCGCCTACACCAGCGATGCCAGAAGAGTGTAAAATTACCGGTGATTCTCTAGGATCGTATCATAAGTATTACATAGAGAAGAAAAATTATTTCGCCAAGTGGACTAAAAGAGAAATACCATCTTGGTATACTGAAGGACTAAATAAATATAATGCCAACATACCTATTTCACAATGAAGATACCGGCGAATTTTTTGAAGATTTTATATCCAATTCTCGCCGAGAAACCCTACTCGAAAAAAATCCCCATATTAAACAAATACCAGCTCCGTTTGCGATTACATCAATGACCGGTAATATGCACTCTAAAGTTCCCGATGGTTTTAAAGATGTTTTGTCTAAAGTAGCTGAAGCTCATCCAGATAGCACGGTAGGCCATAGATATGGTAGAAAATCAATTAAAGGAATTAAAACCAGAGAAGTTGTAAAAAGCCATGTCAATAAATGGCGTAACAATTGAGTATCACATAGATTATGTTTATTCCCGTAAATTTTAAAAGGAGAACATATGTCAAAAAGTTCAATGCAAATAAAAAAAGATAAACTTCAAAACAAAAAGAAAAGGGTAGTAGAAATAAAAGAAGATTTGTGGAGTCCAGAAAACATTGCAAAGAACAGAGAGGCATTAAGACGAAAAAGTTGTCCATGGGAATTCAAAGGGATGACGAGGCATGAGTGGTACGAACAAGGTCGGAAAAAAACTTATAAACCGGGATGTTGGGAAGAGGAAGCAGCTTAGATATAATGGCATTTTATAATCATAAAATTAGTGGATTAGATTTTGATTTAAAAACACAAACAACAGAACAAGGTAGGCGTTACCTAACACCAAGTGGTGATGCCTATCCATCTGTTACAACAATCTTATCTGAATACAATAAAAAAGCAATACAAGCTTGGCGTCAAAGAGTTGGCGCTGAAGAGGCAAATAAAATCTCAAGAGTAGCAGCCAATCGTGGTACAAAAGTACATTCATTGTGTGAAAATTATCTTTTAAATAAACTCACAGAACTAAAAGAACAAAGTTTAATGCCTGATGTAAAACAAATGTTTTCTAGTATTAAACCAATAATGGATGAAAGAATATCCACAGTTTATGCTTTAGAACAAGCATTATATTCCGATAAAATGAAATTAGCAGGCAGAGTAGATTGTATTGCCAAATGGGATGGTGCTACATCTATAATAGATTTCAAAACATCATCTAAACCCAAAAAAGAAGAGTGGATACAAAACTACTTTATGCAATGCACAGCATATGCCTTAATGTTAGAAGAGCTTGCAGAGGCTTCTGGAGATAAAATAAAAATAAATGAGGTTGTGGTTTTAATTGCTGTTTATGATAGTGAACCACAAGTTTTTGTGAGAGAAAAAGATGAGTTTATAGAGCCTTTATTGGGGTATATTGACAAATATTGGTCTAAATTAAATGGTTGACAATTCATAAACCAGTAGATATAATGGTTTTATATTATGAAAAAAGTGAGGTAGGAAATGCCGTTTATTACTGAAACAGTTGAAGAAACAATTGATGAAATAAAAACACATACTGATGATCTTGTAAACACAGGTGATCCATCTGATGTTGTGTTTGTCATGTTGATTGTACTGGTGCTGTGGGCTTTCTCAAAGTTTACAGCTATTATTTTAAAAAGCATAGGTGCTATAATTTTAGCACTCGGATTATATACACTATTTTTAACTTAGGAGAGTATGGTGGCAAATTTAAAAATTGAATACACAAGTGATAATAATTCTGTTATTATCAATAAAGAAGTTGATGATCTAATAGACATTATTAATCTTCAACATGATTTTCAAAACTTAATTGAATCAGATTTTCCATCTGAAGCTTTAGATATTGATGATGAAGATGAAAACAACAGCAATCAAATGAAATTTGAATTTGATGGTCAAACACTTATGACAACTGATAGCGATAGTATATATCATACTAATGGTCAAGGCCAATTAAATGGTCAATATGGGACATCTACTGACACAAAAACAACTTGGGAAAAAGTTGTAGATCAGGAACTTATTTACAGGCAAAATGAAGAAAATGAAAAAGCTGCATTACAATCAACTTGGCCTTTTCCGTTAGATAGACCCGCTGAAGCTACTCTAAGAGTAGATAGTCCTTCTGATGAATTTAAAGCATCAGTTCCAAATGCAATGGATTATCGTCACCTTTATTATGGTGGTGCATAACAAATGGCTACAAAAGATGAAATGAGAAAATTTGCTGTGGCTATAGAAGGTAAAGTGGCAAATACAGATTACACTTATCTAGAAGCAATTGTGGAATACTGTAAAGAAACTGAACTAGAAATAGAAATCGCAGCTTCTCTTGTAAATGCTAACTTAAAATCTAAGATAGAATTACAAGCAAGTGATTTAAATTTACTTAAAACAAAGGACTCTAAGTTACCAATATGACCGGATATGAAACATTTGCTCTTTACAATGCTTTGAAATTACATTTTACAAAAGATAGTTTTGACTTCTTTAAATATGGTGGAAAGTCCAGAATATCTGTTAATGCTTTTGAAAACAGAAAAGACAAATGGTTCTTTTACAAAATCTCAAGGAGATATATAAAAAGAGAAGAGCTAATTTCATTCATGGTTTCTAATTTATTGGAAAACGAGAATTTATGGGTTGGTGAACTACTAGAGGAAAAATCAAATACAGTATATTTAAAAAGACAAAAGGTTATTCAATCTCTCTCCTACACTTTTAAAAATGATTGTTTAAATTTATTTGAGGGTGCAGAAAATCCGAATGATGTATTAAAAACATCAGGTGACTACCCAATACTATTAAAAAAGGCATTACAAAAGCAGGTCGAGATTGAAACCATATGTATTTTAAATTCTATTCTTAAATTCTTTGGAACTTGGAATCGAAAGATAACTGATACAATCAGATGGCCTGAATATTGCCGAAAAATCAACAAGTATGCCCCATTTTTAAAATATAATGATGTACAATATAAGCTGATAATAAAAGAGATCATAAATAAAGAACATGAAAAAGTTTAAAACATTATATAACGAATCTAGTTTAAGTAGAGTTCATTCACATACTCAAGGCAGAAACATTGGTATGATTACTGCTCACCGTGGTGAAAATACATCTGCTGAAAACAAATCTAAAAATAAATCTTTAGAGAAAGATATTCGTAAAGCTGGTCACGGCTTCATACGAGTAAAGGGTCGTTATATCGAAAATCATGGCACACCACAGGCAAGACCAGTTGATGAACATTCTTATCTAGTTATTGGTAAGAAAGGTAAAGATGGTGGTGCGTTAAAAGGTTTTCTCAAGAAGCATGGTGAGAAATACGGACAAGATTCTGTATTACACAAATCCCATGATTCTGATGATGCACATTTACATGGTACAAAAGAAGGTGGGTATCCAGGTAAAGGCAAGAAAGAAAGTGTTGGAACTTTTCACCCAAATCGTGCAGGAGA